GTTGGGAGAATGGGAATCATCGAAAGTTGTCATACCTTTGACAGATGGTTCCGATAATGCATTTAGCAGAGAATTGATTGCTGTCGGACAAAGTTATCCCGGTAACTCGGCAGCAACAGGTTTGGATTCCGTATCCCTTATTGATGGGTATGCTTCCTCGAGAGGACTTCCTAATGTCCTTGATCCAAATGCACCTGATGACGCTTCTAGTGTTAATGGCGCCGCTCCACAGAATTGGATGGCGGCTATTTTTAATCAGGGCACAGACCAAGACGATCTTGTTCTTGAGGACATGATCACTGAAAACAATTTGGCTCCATATCCATTTGAAAATGATGGAACAAATTTGGATACTATGTATCCCGGAGGAGCGAATCAGGCTCCTTCACTGGAGATACACGATGCTTCACGTGTAACTAGTACAACATTGTCCAAAACAGTCCATGTCAAGGGTGGTAATTTCCCTTGTGGACTAATTAGATTTGATTTTGCTAATATTGGAGAAGGTAATTCTAATTTGACTATTCAAATTGATCTTGTTCCAGGTAACCACCGTGGTTACCTTTGTGAACCTATGACGGAGATGTGAAGAATGACAATGACAACAGCAACGGATATTGCGGTAACTACCGCCAAAAGTGTGGTTATCTTGGACCACCTCAAAAATAATCGAATTGAGTATTTGCTACTGGTTGCGATCGGCCACCTTATCGGAGCAACAGCGTTCCTTACTGAGAAGGCTTCTGGAGTGTGTGCGTAATGGCGAAGTATAATTATGGAAAAACATTCACGAAAGACGGAAAGAGTGTTCGTTATCGATACACGAATAAAAAGAAGAGCACTAAGAAACTCGTAAGTGCTCCAAAGCGTAAGTCACGGAAGTGATAACTTGGTTAGTTACTTTGAGATCGGCGGATATATTCACGAATGTGAGTCCCATGATCCGGCGACTGCAGTTCATCTTGATGTATCATCTGCAGTAGAATTGACCAGGGAATTTGCACGTGCATTACCTGGTAAAACAAGCTACAAAAAATCGGCAGCTTCGATGCCGAAACCTAAGCCCGGCGTTAAGTTGGCAAGGAACTTGACACGTGCCGGAAGAGCACATCGGGCACTCGTCGTAGCAGGCACAGTAGCCGCTGCAGACGGACCACTTCCAGTTGGAGACCTGATTGCGATAGGAATATTGTCAGCTTATGCTGGCTATGAAACCTACAGAATTCTTGATGATGTACTATGAAGTGCGATCAATGTGGTTATCGACCACAGCGTAGAGACGCAAATAACCTGGTACTTGACCAGGGTAAAGACAACTTGTCTGAAGACATAATATATGTTCGATGTTACAATTGTGGATACGAATGGATTGAATAGATACCTTTATGTATACAGTGCCCTTAGCATTGGTATGGACGAACAAGAAGACCATTGGGCTTATTTTTGGGATGATAAAACAGAAGAATTCCTAGCAGGATATTGTTTTGGAGAAGATACGACTTGGTATTGTTGGCAGGGAGATGCGTTTGTGCAGCATCACTGTGATAGAACTGGATTAGTTTATACTTGGGAGGAATCAGAATGATCACTCCATGTATTCGATGTGGTTACACATATTGTGGGTGTTGGAGATGAAGTTATATTGGCGATATAAGAAGGACGGGCGATGGACCTGGAAGCCCGTTCAAATCGACGACGCACAGACCGAGTTTGTGCTCCTTATGGAGCGATCGGAGTGAAGTGCCTACGTTGTAAGGTACCTTTGTTTCACTATTGTAAGATACACGCATGTGTATGTGAAGCTGTTTATGTAAATTATGGAGTTCCTCGATGTATTATGATGGACTGCGTAAAGGCTCAGAGGCGAAGGGTAGAGTGACCTCACCTCTATCTTTCGCAGGCGCTTAAGCGCCGTAGCGGCCACAGCGGAGCGGGCCGAAATGCATACTTTTTGGGATGCAACCGAGAGGTAAGTTTTTAGACCCTCACCTCCGGTAGAAAGGCAGCGAATAGGGAAGATAGGAATCCGGAGAGGGGTGCGAGGGATGACGGCCCTATGAGTGAATCGGGACTGGCGGTGAATTGCGAAGCAAGAGGGGTGTACAGTAAAGACTAAGAACGGTATGGTCCACCCACTGGGTATGGCCCGTCGAAGTCGGAACAAAATAGAACCCGCTGTTATGACTATTGTATTGAATACTCCATCGGTTCCCTCTGGTTCTACCGGGGAGTTTACAGCGGATCTATCTCAAATTGCCAGTGTGGTCAATCGTCGTTTTTATCGACAAGGCCTGAACTGGGCTGTTGCAGGTTTCAAAATCATCACCACGTCTGATGATGCAGCTATCAACATTAAGAAACTGCCAAACACATGGGTTATGTCCAACGCATGGGAGAAATCCATGAGGTCATGGATGCGTATGAACAATGAAGCTCTTGCTGAAACAGAAAGCATTCGTCCTCGATTTTTGGATTTCAAAATCTATGCAGACCAGAAGCATCATGATGCTGGGTTTGCTGGCAATCTTGTTCCACTTGATGGACAATTGCCTATTGCAGCACAATATCAGTTGGGAGAATGGGAATCATCGAAAGTTGTCATACCTTTGACAGATGGTTCCGATAATGCATTTAGCAGAGAATTGATTGCTGTCGGACAAAGTTATCC